TTCTATCATATAACTGAAGTCCTGTTGATCCCAGAGCCAGTAAATTCTTAGGTTTAGTTAAGAAATTCTCAGTATTACCTTTAAGTTTATCAAAAAAACTTAATTCTTCGGTATTACCTTTACCACCGACACCATTTTCTTTTAAATAATCTTGATAGTGCTCTAAATAGTCATGATCAGAACCATGAGAATTTTTACCGCTAGAACCCATTGCTGATATAATAGCGTTAGTGCCGCTTGCACCTTTTAAAGCCGTAGAAGTTTTCTCGCCAAGGCCAATTGAAGGTAAAATAGCATTTCTGCTACCATAATTAGCTAAGCTTGTACCTAAAGATTTCGCTCCTAGTGCATTAGCACCCGAACCAGCTATACTAGCAGCCGTAGGTAGTGTCGCTCCCGCTATTGCTCCTTTAATCATGGCAGGTGTATAATCTTTACGACCTCTAATCGCTGTTCCCGCGGCTCCGCCAAGGGCACCTCCTACGATCCCTCCAGCACCAGGTAAAATCATGTTCCCAACGATAACGCCCGCAGCTGTAGCTGCATCTCGCTTCCAAGCTCCTTTTTTCCAGTAGTTCTTACTAAAAAATCCACCAAACTCAGGAAGACCCGTCTTAGGATTTATTGTACCGCTGCCTCCTGCTTGTTTAAGCATTATTGCCTCTATCGGGTTAATATGGGCAAGTATCGTATCACCGTTACGTCCTTTTTTTCTAACTTCTTCTAATATGTAATTTAGTTTTTGCTTTTTCATTTATTTATCTTTAACCTTAATCATTATAATATATACAGCTTTTGCCCATTCTTCGAAGCTTTTAAAACTGTCGGCTTTTTTAGAATCTTTAATACTAGTTGCCGATGGGATACCGTTAGTTCTAAATACTCCAGATCCTGCAACAATATTAGCCCATTCTTGCCATTTGGTTTCATCATAAAGCACAGGCAGTCTATCTTTTTTATATATCCTCACCAACTCTGCGGCCCATTGTTTTACTGATATAAACTGCGGAAACGGTAATTGTGCCATTATTGACTGTCTCCCTCTTTAAAGTTAAGCAAGATTGTACCGACATCATATGGATATGCACATGAAAATTTAATGTTCATAAATCTACCTTGTACTCTAAAATCTATTTTACCTAAATTAGGAGCATCGATTAAATCTGCTAATTTAAAAGTAATAGGCTCAGTGCTAACAAGAGACGTACCCGCATATTTTTTATAATTTACGGTGATAATAATTTCATCTGCATTTGTACGAGTAGTATTGCTCGGAAAGTCAGGCTCTATTTGATCAAGCACTATGTATTTATCTATAGCACTACCTGTTTTTGCCGGGTTAAATGTTACAAAACCATAAAATGGAGTAATAAAGAATGATGGGATATTTACATTAAGATCTTTTCTTATTTCAGTAGTACCTACTTCATGTTTCCATATTCTTTGATAATCATCATCTAAATTTAAAGGATAGTTAGAACAGGCCTGACCATAGCTAAAAATATCACCTGTTGTCTCATCTACGGTTACGCAGGTCCTAGCAACAGCGGTATCATACCAGCTATTCTCTCTAACATTATAAACCAGCTCTCTAGTACAACCGATATCAGGGTTATCGCCATAAGCTTTTTCAGGATATGCCCATCTAACTTCACCATACCTAGCTATTTTATAACCGTATATTTTTTGTCTTTTGTTTAAATCTACATTGTCAAAAAAATATTCTAAATTAATAGTGTTGGGTACGCTATCAACAATACCGTTATAGACAAATATTCTGTCCGTTCCTAGCCAGAAAAATAAACTATCATATTGAACAATCGACCTAGATGACATTAAAGAAGAATTATTTGTTACTACCTCTTTTTGAAAATCAACAGGAGAATTACCGTCAGCAACGTTAGTTAAGTATATAACTGAATTGGCTGTCCAAAATAATAAGCTAGGGGAGTTACTACCGCCTCTAATACTTGCCCCAAATATTAATTTATCAGCCGATATATTATATATGCCAGAATCACCGCCTGTAAAATTTAAAGGATCATTCGTTCTACTTCTAGCTATAGTGCCGTTATTACCATACACATACAAACACGGATTAGAGTACAATATACCACCCGATGCTATATTTCCCGCTTCTCCGCTAATGACAGAATTAACAAGAACCTTATTATCACTAAGTTGTTTCCAGTATAATCTACCGGGAGTCTCATTAGACATATTACTGCCATTTTCTGTTTGTAAAAATGCAATGCATGGAACAGTATTTCTAATAAATCTAACTGACTGCCAAGTGGTATCATCAGGGTTTTCATTCTCAAGTAATAAATTGATAGTGTTTGTAAGAGTACAGTTATTGTTCAATATTCCCTTTTCTATACTTTCTCTGTTTGCATAATATAGTTGACGCCCTTGGTAATATTGAACATCTAGGTATGTTATGTTAAGCGTAACACCATTTTGACTAACAACTTCTTGTTGTCCTTTCATTTTCTTTATTTTCCCGCCAACAAATCTTATCCATTGACCATCGGTGCAATACTCATCTTGGAATATAGTACCGTCTCTTAAGATTCCAGGTTTATAAAGTAACGGAACTCTCATTAGCTCTTCTCTCTAACTACTGTCCTATCGGTAATCCGATTAATATTCATCTTATTAACCACATCTAGTTCTTTACCAAACATCGTTTCATATTTAGCTCTTTTTTCTTCATTATCTAGAAATAAAGATGCTTCTAGCAAACAAGAATAAAGTAATAAAGCAGGATACCGTAAGGTCAGAAAATTAGTAGAGTTCTCTGCATTAAATAAAGGTATACCTAGGTAAATTACATTCACGGTATAATTTGCATCGCTACTTGGTACTACAAACCAATTAGTGTATAGATTAGGATTTTGAGGACTAACCGGGATATCACTATAATATTTAGGGATCCCTGTTACATTGTTATTAGGCAAATAAGTTTTACAATATTCATAAGTTCTTTCTTGTAAAAAGATTTGGTTGTTACTCCCGTCTACAACACTGAAACTTATGGTTTCACGCCAATTACCGGGCTTAGTTACTAAATAAGTATTTTGTGCTAAATCAACAGTATAACTTAATTCAAAACCAATATCATTTACATTATTATAAACTCTAATGATACCTTGCTGTATTATATCAGGTATTTTGGCTAAATATGGCTGATCCGTACGTAACATGTAGACCTGCAAATCACTAACTAAACTATTATAATTCATCGAAATTAGTTTATTTAAAATTAAGGTATGTTATTATCGCTCAAGTATAACATTTAACCGGCTCTAAACAAATATAAATCATGTCAAAAATTACCAATAATAGAATACCTTTTAAGGTTACAAATAATAAAAAATCACCGTTAAATATCAATGAAATTGATATCAATTTGTTAATGCAAAATCCTACCCATATTCGCAAACTAATGGGAAGAGACGGTGATGACTATGAGCATGAAGATAGTGTTTCTTCGCCCCTAGGTCTAGAAAGGCAGGAAGGATGGAAGAAAAATGACGGCACTACGAGTGATTATCTTGACTTTTTAAGAGGTGCCAGTTCAAGTTTGATAAATAAATATATGAATCAAAACAAGAAGAAGGACAAGAAAGGCTTCATTGAAACGCTCAAAAATAAAGAAAGAGCTAAAGACTCCAAGCTGCCTACCTTCAACCGCAATAAGTTCCTCGAAGACGTTAAGGATTCTACCGATCGCAGTTCTTTTATATACACTCCCGAAGAGATGAAGAAAATGCGGAAAAAGTAAATAGTTATTGCAGTTATGTACGTAAGATGGTACACTAGAATAAAAATCTAGAGAAATAATTATGAACATCTACACAAGTACTCAAGCAAGAGCAAAATTATTTAGTCTTATAGATCAAGCTAATGAAACGCACGAACCTATTTACGTAACAGGAAAGCGTAACAATGCTGTGATTTTATCTAAAGAAGATTATGAAAGCTTGTTAGAAACACTTCACATATATTCTGTACCAGGATGGGTTGAAAGAATACTTGAAGCTAGCAAAGAACCGTTGTCTGAATGCATTAGCCATGAGGAAGCGTGGAAATAAAATATAGTGTGCAGTATACAAAAAAAGCAATTAAGGATATCCAAAAGTTAAAAACAACTAAGTTCTTCAATAAAGTGGAGCAATTATGTGCTATTTTGGCAAATGATCCCACCCCATTAAAAAGCAAAGAACTGTTGGGAGATTTAGAAGGGCAGCGTTCGATACGGATCAACTTAAAACATAGAATTGTTTATGAAGTATATAAAAAGGAAAAAATAGTAAAGATACTCAGTATGTGGGGACATTATGAATAGTTATATCAACTGTGTATATACTTCTTTATAATTTCGTATATCTCGTTAAGTAACGGAGATACCTGACAGAAGTACAAAAACAATAGCTTGAGCAAAAATATGGTTAAAGTGCCTTTTATGATGTTAAGAAGCATTGTTTTACTAGGCTTGAATTTACCGGTCGTAAGAAAACTAATTACGGGGATTTCAAAAGTCCTAATTTTGATTAACCGTAATAGCTCCTTAAGTAAAACCAACCAAAACTCCAGATCCACATTTAACGCCAATTCTAACTTATTAATGACGTATTTTTGTGAGGCCTGAACTACAAAACTATACTACTAAACTGAGAATACTACAACGTTTTGGTTATAGATTAAATGTAAAGGTATGTTTATTTCTTTATATACTCCTGTAAAGATATATGTATTAACTCTGTAACTGTCATATCATTTTCTAAAGCATAACGCTTGATCTCTTTATGAAAGCTTTTATTAATATTAATATTCATTTTCATCATGTCAGGCTTATCTTGTAGTTGCTCAAGAGCTTTAATTTTGTTAACTGATGGACGCCCTGTTTTTAGTAATTTCATATTATTTCTTTTAGTTCATTTACTATATTAGTTATTTCTTGAATTGCTTCATTATTGCTAGTATCAAACACAGTTTTTCCTTCTGCTGCTGATTTAGCATATATAATTCTTTGAGAAGTATAACTGCTCATTATAGGTAGCGCGTATCCTCCTAACGCTTCTACTATTTCTTTGCTTAAAGAAGTATTATTTATTTTTCTTGTAATACAGAAGTAAGCTCGCGGTTTATCATTAGCAATTTGTTGCCGTTCTTTAATAATTTCTACAAGCTCTGAGGAAGCCCATATATCATAAGGAGAAGGCTGCACTGGTATAATTATAAGATCTGCACATTTAATTGCTGAAATTGCCATATTTGTTAACTGAGGAACGCCATCTATAATCACCCAATCAAACCCACTTGCTATTTTAATAATATCTTTATTTAATGTAGGTCTATCTAATCCTATTACCGGTATTTCATTATTCCCTGCTGCATGCCAATCACGAGCTGAACCTTGGGGGTCTGAATCTATCAGCAATACTTTTTCCTGGTCAAGGTATAACTTATAGGCAATATTGGTAGCTAAAGTAGTTTTTCCTACGCCACCTTTTTGATTTAGAATTGCAATAATTTTCATAAAGGTAGCTACATATAAAGTTAAGAATATAAACTTATATCTTTATATAACAAAACCTTTATATAAGCAAATAATTATTCTAGGATATCCTCATCATTAGGGAGGAAGGTAATTTTTAGAGCACTTAGTGCCTTAATTACAGTTGCAACCGCCAACATTATTTCTAAAATTTGGGCTAGACGATTAGGCTCAAGAACTGCTAGTCTCGTTAGACAAAAAACAATAAGGATGGTGTAAACTAAAATTATTATTTTATGGACAGTGTTTTTCATCTTACTAGTTCTTGCTTGTATATGTTATACTGACCTCTAAATAGGTACAACTCATTCAGCCACTCATTTAAGTTTTTACACTTCTGTGGGGCGCATACTTCCTTGAGTTCTGCGGCAACCGCTTTTCCTGCCAGGGGCATTTCAGGTAAATCAATCTTAAATTCTCTAGGGTTAGAGCTTGTCGTCATGCATCCGCTGCAAGTTACCGTTAAGATCAGTAGCACTAGTATTTTGTGTGACATCAATCACCTTTTTTTGAATGTCTATTATTTTATCATGGATTTTTAAGCCTTGTTGCAGGCGAGCATTCTCTTGAGCTAATTTGCTGTTTCTGCCGTACAAAAACAGTCCTATAGCACCAAAGATTCCCATGCCAATTTTAGAGAGGTTCTCAAGCACAAACGCCCATATCATCATGATTCGTCTAAAACACTAAAGTTAGACATGGCATTACTACCTGCTAATGAGACTTCATTATTTAAAACTTCGGATTCTACCGTATGAACGCTGTGTCCCGTAATATTATGCACGGTATTGTGGATATTTGAAGGGTTCTCTTCATTTAATACACTAAAATCTAGCAGTTGCTTCTTTAATTGCTCATTTTCCTGAAGCAAAGCTAGTTTATCTCTTCTCAATTCTGTTTTATCAATCTTCAATTCTTCTAGGCTTGCCTTTAATAAATCGACTATTCCTGTTTTTTCGTCTGCTAATCGCTTATACTCACCCAGTTTCTCCTTTGAAGGTGCTATTTCTTTTTTTAACCCAGTAATCTCTATATCTTTCTGAGACAAGATTAATGCGTTGTTCGAGATTATGGATTTTAAAGAATTAATTTCATTATCTTTTTGAGATAGACTTGAGTTAGTACCTGAAATTGTACCTTTCAGCGAATTAATCTCATTATCTTTTTGTGCTAAGGCATTCTTAAGGCTTTCTACTTCTGCTTTTAGGTTATCGCGTTCAATCTGAATAGGTGCTCTTTCTAATTGTCTTTTCATAGAGAAACCCTCATACCTAAAGTTATATTATGGATTGCGTAACTGCGGTTACCAAGCTTACGTAATCCCCCTATGGTTTTTGTCTTATTATTACCGAGATTAAAGTAATTATAGCTAATCTCGCCCATAACGTTATTACTTATTTTAATATCAACACCTGCTGTTAGTTTATAAGCAAAGCGGTTAGTTGCTTTTTTACTTTTAGCATCTAAGGAGTAGTGCACATTATCTTCTTGTGATACGGCATAACCATTAGCAGACTCTTTAAGCTCGGTAATACCTATCCCTCCACCAACGAAAGGCGTGATTTTGCCGTAGGTGCCTACATCCTTATATACATTTAGCATCAAAGTATCGGCCTTGGTTTTTGAAGTTATTTTATATAGGTCGTTGTTATAATTCGTAGAAGTCTCATTGCTGCGGAACAGGAAGTAATAGTCAATGAGTAGGTCAGCTCTAATTGAGTCGGTGAACTGATAACCCACCCCTGCCTCAATCAATGGGAAGCTACCCTCTAGTTTGTTTTTACCTTGAAACTCAGTATTGGAGAACTTGGTATTTGCTATGTGGCTTAAGCCTACGCCGCCTTTAAGATAAAAGTTGCCTGCATCTATAGCTAAAGCGTTTGAAGCTAATAAGCTGCTTGCTAAAATAAAATATTTAAGTTTGTTTATCATATTTAAATCTCTGTTATAGTTACTTTATACAATTGTTCTACTTGTTTTTTCTTAAGGTTATATATCGGTGTTTTCATGCCTTTCACATCCTCAAATGTTACAGTACCGTTATTCCAAAACACTTGAAAGTCACAGACATATTTTGTATTGCCTGGTAGATGAAACGGGGTCTGCATTAAGAATAATTCTACTTCACCTGCTTTTCTCAATTCTTTTAACTCAAGGTAGCGTTTACGCTCTTTCTTGGAAGCAAACTTAAAGCCATCACTTTCACACCTTACTGCATTGAATTTATGCCTGAGCATTCCACAGCTCCAGTTCGGCCTGTCTTCTATTGTATAGCCCCTGACTGAACTTACCCGCAATACTGACTACCCCTTTATCGCGGCTAAAAAACTCTCGAGCCGCACCAGCATAATCAAGGCTATTAAGATATTTACGCCCCGTACTTCTTAAGAAATTGCCTCCACCCCAGTTATATATAAGGCTTGCCAGCGCATCAAACTGCCCTTGAGAGAGCGGTACTTGTACCCCTTTAGCTATGGTAGCCTCAGTAACCCTTAGATCAGCCGCAAGTATTCTTTCAGCAGCCTCTTCCGTGATAGGGCTGTTATAACACTCTTTTAACTGATCAATAACGTGCCCGTAGCCGATACTGAGCTCACCAGCAGGGCAATAATATGGAGAGGCTTTAAACCCCTCAAATTGTTTAATTAAGTCAATTCCTCGTTGAGATATTCTCCTAGGCTCGGTGCTCATTTCCTACCGATATCTTCAAAGTTAATATCTAACCCAAATAGACCTTTTAAAATTAATTCGTCTATCTCTTCTAAAACATTATTTGGCCCGAATATATATCTAGAAAATACTCCTAGTGCTATGACTGCCCCAAGTAAAAAAGATTTGTTAAAAACTAAAGCTTTGAGCTTCTCTATCATGATAAACTCTTAGAGTTAAATTTTTTGTTGGTTTTAAAAGACTTTTTCTTTACGCAAGTACGAGGATGATCTATGCAGTTTTTTACTGAATCTTTAAATAAATGAAGCTCACTAACCAGTTCTTTGACTAGTTCGTTCTGGATTTGAAACTCTTTAAAGAGTCTGAAGAGTAGATGAAGCAGTAGTCCAAATAGAGCTAATGCCGCAAGATACAATATAGATGAAAACAAGATAAAAACCTTCGTAAAGCCTTACGAAGTATTATAGCTCATTTACTCAACTTTGCCAACAACTTTACCTTGTAAATCGTATCTATTTGCACCTTTAATTCGTGCCTGTTTGTATTTTTTACTGTTACAGTAAATAAAGAAGAAGTCGCGGCCCGTTTTAGCACTCCAGCCTAGCTCTGCCACTACTTCTTGACGTACTCCAATAGCAAAGATCCTTATCTTTTTGTTATTAATGTCAAACAGTTTGGGGTACTTGATACATACCTGTTTAAATAGCTTCTTAAACTCTTCTTTAGGCATTAAGTTCGCCTTTTTCGCAGTCACCGCCATTTTCCTTGGTGTGGCCTTTGTAGGCTTAGCTTTAGGCGAGATTGGAGCAGAAGCTTTAGCAGGTTCAGGCTTTGTGCTCGAGGGCTCTTTAGGTACAATAAACTCCTGTTTTAAAATTTTAGGTACGCTTAACGGAATCTTTAATTTTAATACGAGTTTTTTAGGTTCAGGCATTTTATTTTAAATATAACAATATCAAAGTTTATATATATTGAAGTGAGTAATAACTACTTACAGAGTGATCACTTAATATTACAGAAGCTTCAGCAATATGTAAATTTCGGCATGGGCTTGTAAGGCTAATGCATCCTTATAACATTGGCAACAATGCTGATTGTTAGTATTCCACCTAGTAGCTTTCATATGCTCTTACTTCAGCGAGAAAAGCATTATTTGCTTCATTAACTTTAAATTTTGCAAACTCCTTAGAAAATTCCTTTCCTATCGCTTTTGCTAATTTTTCAATTTGTTTATCTTCGTTTGTGATTTTTCTTGGCTCATAAGTAGGAGTTATCAAACCGCGTCTTATAAGTAAATCATTAATAGCTGAGGTCATTTTAATTCCTTTCAATCATTTGCAACTGTTCTTGATAATACTGCAGCTTATCCTTATGATAGTCAAGCTGATCCTGAATCTTCTGTAACTGCGAGCTAAGGCTTGCCACAGATCTCTCCTCCTTATCTATCAAATCGTTCAGCTGCTCTATCTTATTCACCATAAACTATATCCATGCTGTAGTACATGTGTTTCAATGTTGTTATTCAAGCGATAAAAATATTGTTTTTCTGTAAAAATAGCTTTAACTTAAGAGAATAGCCACTGCGTCCTCTAACGAGTAAGATTATCTCTTACAAGTCTTTGGCAATTCTGTAGGTGTAGAGCGTATGTGCGCTCTTACCCAAACAGTTTTAGGCCCAGGTTTTCCACCAATCCTTACAGGACGGCACTCAACCCTTGGCTTTATTTTTGCCATAATGGATTCTCCATATTGGGACAAGTTTATGCTTGTCTCACAACAATCGCACTATTGCTATTGTCTGCTGCATCCAATAACTAATAGAGCGTAAGGAAAAATACAGTGGCTACTCCTAGCGTTATCTTTAACGCTAAGTATAAAATATATAAAGAAGGTTAGAAGGTAAAGGGCTAGTTTTGGTTTTCTTTAATTTTTTTCCATCTTGCCTGTATTGCAAGACGAGCAATCTCAGAGAGTCTTTCTTTAGATAGCTTCTCAGCACGAGCCTTCCCTCCTAATTGTCCTAAGGCAACAGCAGCAGGGTTTTTTTCTTTTTCAACAGCTTTCACGATATTCCTCTATTAACCGATTCTATAATACTTTTGTGTATAGCCTTTAATCTTTTCTACACATTCCTCTATAATACTTGCAATACGCTCCTGCATATTATTATCACGCTTAACTCGCTGGATAAACAGGCTTTTGCCATTAGCTTCGTGCTTTGGGTTATATAGCACATAGTCGCACCATTTCCTATCACAAACAAACATATTAAATTGCATTTGTGAGTAATAGTCTTTGGGTATGGCCCCGACTCCATTAGCCGTAAGTTCTAGTATCTGCCTGAAGTAATTGTTGGAGTCAGGCACTTTAATCTCTATCATCCCTTCATCACCAACCAAGCCATCAGGAGAACAGCCGACAAACTCACTGATTTGCACGAAGCCTACTTTCTGCACCTCATTTAATGTTGTAACCGTATACTTAATTAAGGCTACCTCCTCAAACTCATGCCCACGTGCCATGTGCTGGCTTGCAACCGACTCATCACTATCACACCGAGAGCCTGTGACAATTTCAGCAGCACGGTCATATAAGTATTTCTCACGAGCAGCAGGAGTACCAAATAACTTAGCGGCACTCGAACCCGTAAGCTTGCCGAGCCTTATGTCGTGCCACTCTGGAGTACCTTGGGTAATTTCACTATGCACTTGCATATTTAGCCCTCGATTGTAAATTGACTAATTCATCTATTTCTTCTTGAGTAGCATCACGCCAATTCTCATCAAGTAAATAACTTGCCGATTCGAAAGCCATAGTAATAATTTTCCAGTTGCTTACACTCGGATGTTTTTCAAAATGACAAAAAACCGGTTGTTTCTCATACCCAATATAGTAGCGCTCTTCAACTTATATAGTAACAAGTATCCTTAAGTTCTTCGTGTCCGTTCATGTAAGTATAGTCATGACGCACGATTTTGCCTTCTAGCAATCTTTTAAATGCTTCTAACCCATTATATTTATGCAGCTGCATGCTCAACCTCTAAGAATGATTCTTTCAGTGGCACGAAGTTCTCTATAGCATTTTGGATAGTTTCCACTTTAGAGCTATCAACTCCTGCAAACTTAGCGAAGTCCTTTACGTCAAGGTGTGCATCTTTACAAAGAGCCATAAACTCCTTAACTGCTGTAGCAGCTGGTAGTTCCTTTTCTTTGATTTCTTGTTTTGTTATTTTAGCAGGTGTTACATCGCGAGCAAGGCTTATATCTTCCATTTCCTCAACCATATGCATACCATTTAGCACTTCGGGAGCGTGAGTCCTAATTAACAGGGTAGCTGCTCTATATTTAAGCATTAGTTCAGGCAAGCTCTTATACTTAGGATTCTTAGTCCAGTTTTCCGCTATAGCCTCACGCATACCTATAGTATATGATATTTCCTCACCAGTACCTTTTAAGTTGGTAAAAGCAGTAACTCGTAACGAATCATCGGAACCTTCAACTCTATAACGGATACCTCCCTCAAACAAACCGCTACTATTTGCAAGTGATATCGCAAAAGCACTGTTCATTCCAAGCTTACCGCTAACTACAAATGTATTTTGCATTACCTGCATCGGGTCTAAATTCATCCTATAAGCAGTTTGTACCGCAATGAAAGTATTTGCAGGTTTTCCTCTATAGTGTGAAGGTATAATATCCGATTCAGCCATTATACAGGCAAATTTATGAGCTTTTTCCATGTGCTCAAACATATCGGCTCTGTTGTTACTTGAAACTATGTTATTCATTTTCTATCCTCTTTTTTTGTTTTTATATGACTCGCAACTTTGCGAATTAATTGAAGAAAACCATTTTGAATATACTCATCCTCAATACTATTTAAGCTTCTAAATATTTCTAGATTCATCCTACTTCTCGGGCTATCTATAACATCTTCATCAACCACAAGGTCTGAATAAAAATATGATGGGTCAGCATCTAGTGCCTTAGCTACTTCAAGCAATCTACCTACCGAAAGACGATTAAACCCAGACTCATACTTGGCTATTTGCTGATGCGTTACTCCTATAGCTTCAGCCATACTGTCTCTACTTAGACCCTTAGATAGCCTGAGTTCCAACATTTTTTTCCCGATCTTCTTATCAATTTCTGTTTTCTTTGACGTAGGCATATCTATTCTCCTATATTTCCATTTCATAATCCCATTTCTCGGGTATGTAGAAGTTTAGCTCATCGCTTTTTACAGTTCTAACTTTTTTAGAAACCTTCTTATCCTCATAAGGCATATGGAAAACTAAACTCCCGTCTCTTTCTAATTTTACTTTGCACTCTTCTTGCATAAACTTATCTTGCCGTATCTTATGTTTCTTGGTATATTCATAAAATACTCGTCGTCAGTTATGATAAGTATTGAAAATTTCATTAGTTTGAATTTTTACTCCAAACAGTTTACTTATCCGCTGTTTTTTGTGGTTTCTTCCTCAAAACAGCGGTTCAGTTTTTGTAACTCAAATTTACTCCGTCTTTAATATTTCAACTGCATTAATTATATGAGGTCCGCCCGCTTTATTTCTTGTAACCACATAAAGCGTAATCGGATATGTAGAAATTATATTGCTACAAAACATAGTTTCAAACTGCTCATCTAGTGATACTTCGAAGCCTGCGCAAGCTATTTGCTCATTGTTAAACCCAACAGTGAGGGTAATAGATGTAATTTCATTGGCTTGCATATTACACCCCTCTTGTAGAGTAATAGTAAGCGTTGGCCTGACGTCTCTCAAGGCTGCTATCTATAGCGCATAGCTCTTCTTGCTGCTCTATTGCAAGCTCTAGAGCGTCTGGGTCATAGTCGTTCATTTTCCAGTTAACGCCTATGTATAGAGCTTCCTTAAGCTTCTTCTCCCAAGAGTCAATAGCATCGAACATGTGTAAGTCTGTTAACTCGCACCATTGGTCCTTATCAAGCTCAATGTTGTAGAATTTGGCTTTCTTTAAATAGAGTTGTTCTTGAGCGGTTAATACTTCTGCAAAATTGTCACTGGTATTAACGATATGTTCTAGATTGTCCACGGAAGCTTTCTGCTGTAAAAGATGCTCATCTATTGTAGCAGAAATTGCCTGAAAGTCAAGGTTTGTAGCGGGTTTTATCTCGATACCCAGTAGCTTTGCCTGGGCTAAGATAGTGCTTTTCCAGGTGTCGAGAAATGGGGTGGCTTTGGGATTAAGAACATTGTTTGTGCTAGCAGAAACAATGTTTAAGCTAGCAGAAGCAATATTATTTTCGTGACTCTGAATATGTTTTGTCATAAACTTCTCCTGTTAATGTTAATCGCATTTACAGGGCGAAGGAATACGAAAACCTCCGCCCCAAGCAGGAGATGTTCAAGCCTCCTGCTTACCACTTCTTGCGAAGCGATAAGTGGAGTATAACTTAATATTTTGAGGTTGTAAAGGTTTTATTTTGGTATTTTTAGGTTTTTATAAATTTATTTTTTGGGCTGTGTAGTGATCTACTATTTCTTGTAGTTTATTTCTCTTGATTTTAAATGTATTGGAGACTTTTCTTATATCTTTTATTTCTTCAATTAACCCATGTTTTATAAAAGCTGCTAGTGCTTTATAAACAACTGGCCTGGATACTTTAGATACTTTACTTAACCTTAAAATACTGATAATGGCTACATCATCGATGGAAATTAGTAGTAGGGTCTTGAGTACTGTGCGTTCGTGTGGTGTATATAAGTCATAGTTGTCAATTGCTTCTATTAACTGCTCTTTATTATCCATACCCCTCGCTATATAAGATAATGCTTTCATTTCTTAACCTAATTATTTTAGTTTGTAGCCGAATTCTTATAAAAATACCATAAATATTAATTTTTATCAACTGCTTTAATATATAAAAAAATAATAAAAATAATATATTGACAGCATTTTCAAATTGTAATATTTATAAAAATAGCGGAATTTATAAAGCTATTAGTTAAAAATCAAATTTAAAGGGATTTGTGGCTCTTTTAAATACACATAAAGAAGTAGAGAATCTGATAAGCGCAGGCGTAAATAAAAGGATGGCTGAGGCTATTTTAGATTTGCATGTTAAAAACCAAGATCAGTTAGCTACTAAAACTGATATTGAAGCACTAAAAGAAGCTACTAAAACTGATATAGCTATACTCCGCTCTGAAATGAACAGTATGAAAACTGAGCTTAAGTCTGAAATCGCTCTAGTAGAGAGTAGGCTAGAGTCTAATATAAATGATGTCAAAAAAGATGTTAATTGGATCAAAACTATTTCTATGGCAACGTTCACTATTCTATTAGGAACTTTAGTGACATTAATAATACAGTATGTAAAATAATAAAAAGTAGAGCTAAACTACCCCCCCCCCCCGAGGG